CCCAGCGCGCGGACGGGAAGATTGCCTGGTACGACACGCAGCTTGACCAGCCGAGCCCGTTCCCCGCCGTTGTCACCTTGCGCGTGAGCTACCCGCGCAACGAGAGCTTCACCCAGCGATTCAGCACGAACTTCGCCCGGATGCAGTTCACCATCTGGGCAAACACCGGAGAGCAGGCGCGCGCCGTGGAAGTGGCGTTCCTGGCATTCTTCGATTCGTTCAACGCCAGCGCCATACCGGGAATGAACTTTGCACCGAATTGCATTCTGAACTCACGGGCCGGGATGTACGCCCAAACGCAACCGCCGAAATATCTGCTGATTATCGACACGCGGATTTTCAATGATGAAACAGTTTCGTAACTTGAGCAACTAAGGAGAAATACCATGCCTGTAACTTCGACGTTCGGCGCTCAACTCGCAACCACCGGTTTTGAGATTGCCATCGGCACGTCCGCATCACCACCGGTCTATACCGTGGTGGCCAACTGTTCCGACATGACGCTCCCCGCCAAGTCGGACACCGTAGATGTAACCAACTTCGGCGACACCTACCACCGCCGGGCGGCCACTCTGTTGGACCTCGGAAAAATCACCTGTAAGATTTTCTGGCGCCCGGAAGAACCCACGCACGATGCGGCCACCGGACTGCGCGGACTCTGGATCAACCGCACGCTGGCTCCCATTCAGTTCATCTACCCGGACGGAGCCACCGACGCATTTTCTGCCTACGTGACCGGATTCTCCGTTACCGGCAAAGTGGGCGGCGTGTTTGAAGCCACGGTCGAATTCAGCAACAGCGGGCCTGTGACTCTGGCGTAAGGGGTGGACCATGGACGAATCCAAGATCGACTACCCCACGATTGAGGTTCCAGGAAAGGGCACCTGCACCGTCAGCTTCGAGCTTCACACGGTCTACGCCCTGGAGAAGTTCCTTCACATCGACTACGAGCAGATTGGCGCCGAACTGCGCAAGATGTTTGTGGTCGATCCCGAGACCCATCGCATGAGCGTAGGGAAGGTGTCCTTCGCGTTCCTGATGGACGTGCTGGCGGCCTGCCTGCACGATCAGACCGGAATGGACGCTGAAACGCTCGCCAAGGCGCTCCGGGGAACGCCCATAACGTCGGTGGCGCGCGCCGTCATGGTCGCCTTCTCAAAAGCACCGGAGTTGCTGTTCGGGGTGCGCGGGTTTCCCGAACTGGCCCCGCTGGCGACTCCACCGGCAAACGCGGGGATGCAGACCGAGAGCGTGCAATAGAAGACCGCTGGCTTGACCTGTGGGCGTTCGGAACTTCGCCGCACGGGTTGGGCCTGCCGTCGGCATCGTTCTGGCGGCTCACCAACCGCGAGTTCCACGCCCTGCAGCGCGTCCAAGAGCGGGATGAAGAACGATGGGCCGTGGCGCGCGCTCAGTTCGCCAACGTCTACCGCGGACAGGATGAGGTAGCATTCACCCCGGAAGACTTCTTGGGCCGCGGGGACCGCGCCGGGCGCATCCGAGAGAAGCGGACATCCGATATCGAGGTGGCGCGCATCAGCGGGCGTCTCGCCATGCTGAAGCCGGGCGACACGTCCAACATGCCAGTGTGGGCGGCGGACCTCATCGAATCGCAGAAGGGGAACTGACATGGCATCAGGCGACAATCTCGGAAACCTGTACATCGGAATCCAGGCGGATGATTCCGACCTTGCGGCGCAACTGGACGCGGCGGTATCGGTTGCAGCGGGAGCCGGTGCTGAGATCGGGTCCGCGTTCACCGAGGCGGCGGCTGACACAAGCGCCGCTTTCGATGCGTTCACCCAGGCGTACGAAGCCTCAGCAGCGGCGGAACAGCAGGCCGCGGCTCAGATGTCGGAATTCATCTCGGCCCAAGAGGAATGGGTATCGAGCGGCGCGGCGGCGGCCAGCGCGGCTGAGGAAACGGCGGCGGCGTTCGATTCGTACTTCGGGGCGGCTGGGCAGGCGGCGGCGGCAACCGAGGATCTTGGAGACGCAGCAGGAGACGCAGCGGGGCCGGTTGAGGAAGCCGGTGGCGCGGCGGAGCACTTCTCTGAGGCGGTAGAACACGCCGGCGATAAGGTCGAAGAACTTCTTCCGGAACTTCTGAAGCTGGCGGGAATCTCCCTAACTTTGGAGGGACTGAAAGAAGCGGCCACCGAGGCGTTCACGGCATTCGCTCGCGAAGAGCGCGCCGGAGAAGCACTCACGGCATTGACCGGCAGCGCGCGGCTTGCGGAATCGGAAATGGCGGCTCTCCGCAACGAAGCGAACCGGCTCGCGTTGCCCATTCCGCAGATCACGGAAGCGGCTCAAAAATTCGTAGCTGCTGGAATCGATATCGGCCGCGTGAATGCGGCACTGGAGTCTGCCGCGAACGCCAGCCGGGCGACGGGAAACGACTTCGGGACGGTTGCAAATGCAATCGACCGCATGGCCCTGAGTGGGACGGCCAGCGGGCGCATGTTGATCCAACTCGGGATCACGTCTCAGCAGTTGGGCTCTGTTCTGGGGGTGACGGGGGACGAAGCGTCCAAAGCGTTCAAGGCGCTGGGAGATCCCGAGAAGCGCGTTGACACGATCATGGCGGCCCTCCAGAAGTTTGACGGGCTCGCGGAAAGTACCGCCGGGGATCTCACCGGATCGTGGCAGCGGCTCGCCAACGAAGCGGAAGTTGCATTTGCGGAAATCGGAAAGAGCCTGGAGCCCCTGGCGTCCGAGTTCATCAAGTGGGCCGAGGAAACCGTCAAAAATGCTTCCTGGGTTGCCGACGAATGGAAAAAAATGTCGGGTGGTATCGTAACCGACAACGAAGAAGTGATTAAGCTACTCGGGGAGTTAGCACTTACATGCACTGGAACTACGGGAGCAGTGGCGGCACTCGCTATCGGGCTCGCGGACCTGGATAACAAATTCATCAGCCTGATTCGCGCAAAAGAGGCGGCAAAAAAGGGGGAGGACGATTACAGCGTCTCATTGTTGGCGACTGAGGTAACTGTTCGACGTAACATTGAGGGGCACTCCGATTTCATAGCTAAGTTAGATAAATTGAAAGCATCGTTTTCGGATGCGCATATCTCAGACCAGCAGTACTTACAAGGGATGTCCGCCCTGGTTTTAGAGTTCAACAAAGCAACCGGAGTTATACCGGCAGCAACCACCCACCTCGCTTCGCACGCGGTGGCAACTCACGCAGCCACCACGGAAACAAAGGCGTTTGTAATCGACATGGACGCGGCGAAGGAATCCGCTGTCCAGATGGGCATCGCATACTGGAATACGGCTGGCCCGGCGGCGGCGGCTTTCGGGGTGTGGCTAAAGGGGAAGGACGCGGCAGAGGCTCTGGAGAATGCCCAGATTGCGGCCCGCGAAGCGTTGAGCCAACTTGTCCCGGTAATGGTAGACGGGACAGAGAAGATGCAGGCGGCGTATGCTGCCCTTGGTATGAAGTCCCCGAAGGATCTGCAAACGCTTGCCGATGCTGCAAAGAAGGCGTACGACACGATCAAGCAGGATGCCAGTGCAAGCGCGGATACCGTCACCCAGGCGTACCTGAAGATGCAGCAGGCGGCCAATGAGGCCGATCACGCCATGAGCACCGTAGATCAGGAACTCTACGCACAGCGGAAGAAGATGCTGGCGGATTCTCTGAAGGACGAAGAAGGGGCCGTCGGGAAGATCAAGGCCGGGCGCCATTCTCTCGCTACTGACCTGGAGAACATCACGCACCAGATGTTCAGTTCCTTGGAAAGTAACCTAGCGAAAGACATCGTGACATGGCAGGGCGCGAAGAAGACGATTACGGACCTGTGGCAGTCACTTTCTGAAGGCATCATGAAGTCGATGATGACGGTTTTATTGCAGCCCCTTGAAGCGGGGGTTGCGAGCCTGATGAAGTCGGTAGGGGCGTCCATCGAAAGCACCCTAGGGATTACGACTTCGGCGGCCACGGCGGGGCACGCTGCCACGGCGGTGGCGAACGCCTTGAGTGCTACCAGCTACGCCGGAGTGGCCGCGGCGGCGGCATTCTCGGCCTACATCGGAATCCCTATTGTCGGGCCTGGGCTGGCAGCAGCAGCAGCAGCAGGAGCAGAGGCCGCGGAAGCGCCTTTCATCGCCCAAGCCAGCGCGGCGGGCGGGTTCGACGTGGGAGAGTCCAACGTCATGACGATGCTTCACCCGCGCGAAATGGTGCTTCCTGCTGACATCGCCGGGGGGCTGCGGAACATGATCGCTGGCGGGCAGATGGCGGGCGCCGGGGCAGGCGGTGGTGGTATCGTCATGAACAGCCCGATTTTCAACGGGGTATCTCAGAACATGGTTGACGATCTCATGAATCGGATGGTGAAGGCTTTGCGCCGGGTGAACGCGAAAATATGATTCCTTATATTCCACCTTCGCCGGGGCTTCAGAAACTTCACATCTACCTCGGGGACCACAGCGCGCCTCCGGTGTGGACGGAGATCACCAACACCAGCGGACCTTCGGAGCATAGCCTACTTGCGGGCTCCACCTCGTTTCAGAGCAGCCTGACGAATTACCCGACGCTGACGTTTCGCGTGTACTCGAAAGACGCCTCTTTCGTGCCAGCACAGGGTACGCCAGTCAAGTTGTCGCACAACACATGGGGGGATCTGTTCGGGGGGACGATTCAGCAGACGGTGATTTCCAATATCATCGGAACGAATTCAGTTATCACGGAGTGCCAATGCACAAGTTGGGAGCAGGTGCTCGCTAATAGGATACTGGGACTAACTGGGCTAATATCGCCTGGGATAACAGAGAACTTCGTCGGGGACGGGTCTAACACATCATTTGGATTGTCTCAACTTCCTGTTGCTATCCTGTCGATCAAGGTGAATGGAACAAATCAGACGTTCAACTCTGATTGGCCTCCTACGGCACAGTGGAACTGGTGGGTTGATGTCTACGTAGTAAATCAGAATCCGTCTGACCCTCCCCTGACATCTTCAGACCACCTGGCAATCCAGTATGACGCCGTAACTACTCCGTCCGCCACTCCGCCAACCTTTAGCAACGTCACGGCTGGTTACATTGTGCAGCAGCTCGTGGCGGCCATCTCAAACGAAGGGATCACGGTTGTATTGGATGACGCCGGGCCGATAGTGGACACCATCACATTCACGCTCCAGGATACGGTGGCGTCAGCCCTCAGTTCGCTATGCTCGTATCTCGCAAACGGAACCGAGAATTACCAGTTCTGGATTGAGCCTTCAACCAAAATTCTTCACTTCGGACTGGTGGGCGGCTCCGCAAGTGTGGCGCCGTGGAACCTCTCCATCGCTGACGGAAGCGCCGGGAACGCTCTGATTCAACTGTCAAACACCATCACGTCGGAGAAGTACGCGAACGCAGCGATAGTGGACGTGGCGGACGCGCTGGGAGCAAACACGATTCCCGCGCGGTTCGACGGGGACGGTTCGGCAACCTCATTCTCGGTGGTCTACCCAATCGGGAAGACTCCATCGATCACGCGCTACCCTGGGGCGACATTCCCGGCGGGAGGCGTGGTGCAAACCGTTGGTCTCACTGGTACGACTGGATCACAGTGGTACTACGATGTGGGGGGCACATCGATCACTCAGCAGGCCGGAGATCCGGTGCTAGCTGGGGGTGCGCACCCTGATGTATTGGACGTGCAATTTACCCCGCTCCTACCGCAGCAGCAGGTATATGCTAACACGGATGAGATCGCAGCGCGCCAACTAATCGAGGGCGGATCTGGGGAGCACGATCTGTACATTTCCCTTTCGAGCGTGCTTCCATTCGCGCTTGTCAGCGGAACGAATCTTGCGCAGAGCTACGTCGATGGTCTGAAGCAACTTTCCGGGCAAATCGCTATGGCGACGTATCGCGGCGGCCTCAAGACCGGGCAGTCGATCCAAGTGAATATCCCGCAGATCAAGGCCGTTGGAACATACGTGGTAGATCAGGTGACATTGACGGACCAGGACCGACTGTGCCTATGGACGGTTACGCTTATCACCGGGGCGGCCATCGGGGACTGGAAAACGGCGATGAAGGGCATTACGGGAGGCTCGGCTCTCACCAGCAGCGGGATTTCTACTGGGGGAGGGGGCGGGGGGACGACAGGAGGGGCTGTATCGACTGTTGACGCTCGAATTCTGACGGCGGCCAGCACCACAATAACTCTACCCACTCCCGCGCATGACGGGGACTTGGCCACAGGGGTATACCAGCAGGATTCTACAGCGGGGAGAGTCATCAGTGGAGCCACGGCGAATTTGATCGTGTGGGGAACGAATGTCAAGTCCACCACCACGCAGATCGACACTACGCAGGGAACAACCTCGATTTTTCACTGGGTGGCTCTCGGAGGGAATTGGTTTCCGCTCGGATCGCCGGTAACGGGGGTATTATGAGAACAATGAGACGCGCGATTCTGATTCTGTTGGCAGCGGTGGCCTGGGGGCAGCAGACTGGGCTTCCCACGCCCGTGGTAATCTTGCCGAAGGCCGATGGGTCATCGGTAGGCACCCTGAGCTTCCGAGGGCTCTCAGGGCACACCGTGAGCCTCCAGGCTCCCACGCTGGCGGCGGATGTCCCCGCAGTTCTTCCGGCCACGAATACGGCTGGCGCGCTTCTCAACGATGGCAGCGGGAATTGGTCGTTCAGGAGCGGCCCGTCACTTGGCGGAGTGCGCCTGGCAGCGGACGTTTCCGGCACTGCGGGCGGATACACACACTACGTCCCTATCACCTACAGCCCCACGGCTGGGCAGTCCTGCTACGATGAGTTCGGAAACCCAGTGAGCCAGCCCGCGCCGTCTGGCGGGGCTCCGGCGTTCAACGCTGCGGACGATGTGATGGTTTGGAATTCGGCCAGCCCGCTTCAGGGCTACCACGCGCCGTTCACGGTAGTGGGGAGCACGAACTACTTCATGACCGGGACTCCCTGCGCGGCTCCGTACACGCCCGCCAGCGGGATGCCGAACGGCCTGAACGTCAGTTCGTACATCTTCTCTTTCGGGTTCGCGACCTCGACCCAGGCATTCAACGCTATCGAGGTGTTCCACGGCGGTGGCGTGACGGCCCAGGCGTTCACGGCGGTGGGCGTCTACCCGGCCGGGACGCAACTGAGAAGCGGCTACACCGTCAACCCGTACGACTCGTACACCACCATCGATAGCTCCCACCGGATCTCAAACGATGGCGGATCGTACTTAGGCGGCTACATGTATGTTGGATTTGCGGACGATTATCCTGGTGGAGCATCGGGAACCTGCACCAGCATCTCGGTGTGTGACAATCCGTTTATCGCCGGTTCCGCGCTTCACCCGAGCCTATTTTCGTTCCACACTGGGCTGGGAACGTTCGTCGGATACGATGGGACGGCATGGCGATCTTTTGCACTCCAGGAGAAGACGGCCACGTTCTCCGGGCTCACTGTGACTGGTGGGAACGCTCAGATCGACTCCAGCGGAAATGTGTCGGCGGTGGGCACGTACAACGCTAACGGCGTGGACGGCGCAACGGTCCCGAGCGGCTTCAATGTCCTCTATAACCGAGCCTACAACTCGATTCAAACCCCCGGAGGGTTTCTCGCCACGGGAACGTCCCACTCCTACAGCTTCACCGTGGGTAGCGTGGGAGTCATCGATAACAACGGATGGGTAGTAAGTGGGGTGGACACAGCGAGAACAAATACAGATGTGATTCAGGCTCCTAATGGAGGAGTCACGTCGAAATGGCTTATAGCCAAAGATTCGGTATTCTGGCTTGGCGAGACAGCGCCCGCCGTTTCATGCGATCATACCACCTGCCCTCCGGGCCAAGCGAAAATCTACCTCGATTCAACTACTCATAGACTGAAAGTTTCAGAGGATGGTGGTGCGTTTGTAAATCTAGTTGGAAGCGGACAATGGTTAAACGGGAGCGGTGGGGCGATCTACTACCCCGGAGGTAATGTAGGGATAGGGACGGCGAGCCCGCAGGCTACACTCGACGTGAATAGCTACGACAATTCGAACCGCGCTTTCCGCGTCTACAACACCCAGAATAACGGAGGCAGCTCGAGCGCCAGCACTGCCTTCATCCACTCCGATCAAGCCGCATTTTCCGGAAACGCGACGGGAAACTGGACCGGAACCGTCCTACGGGTGTCCTCCTATCCGAATGCCAGCTCCAGGAATCAGGGGTTCGTCTTCCAGGCTGGTAGCTCCGGCGGACAGGAGGAGAGTTGGTATCCGTATCTGAGCGTGGTGGCATCGACCGGCAACGTGGGCATAGGTACGACTACACCGGGTGCACTCTTGACAATTGGGTCAAGTGGCCAAGCGACGGTGGATAGTAGCGGAAACATTTACGGCCTGAGTCTTGACGTGATTGGATCAGCTTATAACAGCCTTCAAGCTCCCAATGGTGGCGGTAAGTTCGGACTCGGCGTCACGGTCGGCCAGGCGCTTTACCCCTATGGTCAGACGTGCTCGGCGCTTAACACGCCCGCTTCCGGGTACGGTGGAATAGGATATCAAGGATTGGGCATGTACTGCTATTACACCGGATCGGCGTGGGCTTCGTTCAATCCCGGATCGGCGGCGTTACCGGCCTGGTTCACACTCACGGATTCCGGCACGGTTCGCAATGTTCAGGCAGCGGGGGCTGCGGGGGACACACCGATCTACACCTTGCTGGCGGCCAATGGGACGGACTACGCTGACTGGACGTACGACGGCACCAATGCAGACTTTGACACCTCGACAGCAGGAATCAACTTGCGTCCGTTGGCGAGCGGAAGCGCAGTAAAGGTTTGGAGCCCAAGCTATAATACCAAGCTTCGCGTCGGGAGCGCGAACTTCAGCCAATCGCTCGACATCTATCATGATGGATCAAACGCTCATATGGCCCCCAGTACCGGCTACATTGCGCTTGACGGCCAGGTGGTTTCTTCTGGGAAAGTTGGAATCGGAACGGCGAGTCCAGCACAGCTCCTGGAAGTTAGTAGCGGTTCCAGTTCAGACGCATTGATCCGCGTGGGGGGTACTGTGGGCAACATGGAACTTGGGGCAGGAAACGGAACCTACAGCTACGTAAATGGCAGGAGTTGGGATCTTGCTCTCCAGACCTCAGGAACCAACCGACTGTACGTGAAGAATTCAAATGGCTACGTAGGAATCGGGAACACTTCACCCGGCTCGCTTCTTACGGTGGGTTCAAGCGGCGCCTTCACAGTAGATAACAGTGGGAACTTGGTAACGTCTGGGTACGTTGACTCATCCGCGACAAGTACCAACTACACCTTTAAGAACGACAATGGAAACTTCAACGTTAACGGAAATGGCTTAGTCTATTCCGCTTCTGTGTTCAATTCAGGTGCGACAAGCACAGCGCTGGCGTTCGAGACGAACAACGGTAACTTTTCGGTCAATGGTAATGGAGTAATCCAGACAACCGGAGGGGTCAACGCTACTACGCTTACGAATTATGACTCCATTCAGACTAATGGCGGGTTCAAGGCGGCTGGAAACTCGGTATCTGGGTACTCATTCACAGTCGGAAGTACAGCGGTCATTGACAACTCTGGTAACTTCATTGGGCCAAGTGTCAACGTCTCTAACACGGCATATTACTCAATTCAGACGACTGGCGGCTACAAGGCAGGAACTACATCGAACGCCCTCACGGTTGGGGGCACGGCGGCGATAAACAATGCAGGCAGCTTCGTAGGCCCGTACATCAACGTCAGCGGAGCTGCAACAAATACGATTCAAGCCACTAGCGGTGGGATTGCTGTCGGGCTTGGGATCACTACAAATCAGGCGCTTTACTCCTACGGAACTACTTGTTCTTCACTTAACACACCAGCAAGTGGTTACGGCGGTTTTGGCTACCAGAGCGGCAGTACCTACTGTTACTACAATTCTGGTTGGCACGCCGTTGACCTATCCTCCATCGGTAGCAGTCTTTGGCTTAGCAGTGGAACTACGATCTATCCTAACCCCAGCAGCCCTTACACGTTGGTAGTTGGAGCTACAGGTAATACCAGCGGTGCTAAGATTGAGGCCAACGGGAATATTACGGCGCTTGGGCTGTTCAATTCAGCAGCTACGGGATCGTCGATTGCTTTTCAAACGAGTAACGCTAACTTTCAAGTGGATGGGAGCGGAGACATTAGCGCGGCAGGGCAGTTGCACGCTCAAGGACATTGGATGGGATACGGGGGATCTGCTCCATCTCTGACCTGTGTAGGATCTGGTTGCAGCGCTACGACATGTAATAGTTCATCATACGTAGGCACGAATACGGACATAAGAGGATGTGTTCAGATGCCTTCATCATGTACCGGATCTTGTTCTCTTACGGTTACGTTTTCAAGCAGTTACTCGTCTACTCCAGCATGTGTGGTTACAGGGTTCGGAGCATTACAAGGATACCCAGTAACTACGGATACCAGCCATATTTACAGTTCCGCCTATATGAACATGTTTGCAGGAAGCGGATTCACATGGATTTGCGTGCAATAAAGGACTTATGAAAACACTCTTACTCACTCTCGTTTCCGCGTTCGCTATGGCGGCGCAAACTGCAACTACTCCGGCTCCTCAGCCGAAACTAAACACTGAAGAAATTCAGGCACTCAATCAGAGCGCCACGGCGGCCCAGGTGGCGGACCTCCAGAAACAGGTGGCCGAACTCAGGCAGCAGATTGTAATCCTCCGGGCCTGCTGGACGCGGGGGATCGCTGAGAAGGACTGCCAGTTTCAGGCGGATGGTACGCTGAAGTCTACCGCTAAACCCGAAGCTACGGCCAAAGAGAGATGACTCCGTTAGTGTCAAGGAAATCGAGCTTTCCATGGTAGCCTTGCAAAAACCAACCAGGCAAAACAAAGTCGGAAACCAGCACGCCGTCGATGGCGTATCGCTCGCCTTGCACCGGGTCACACGGATCAAATTGCACCCACCCGGATGGAGCAGCCTCACACAGCGGGCAGCGGGCCGAGAGGTTCAACGGAGCCTGGCGCATGGTCTGCTGAGGGTCGATCACCATCTCGATGATTTCGTGCGAGAGGACTTGAGTCCACGGGTGCTCGCTATCGACTCCCACCACTGCATACGGCAGTGCGGTGTCCACCATGATGCTGTGAAAACCTTGGAAACCAGCGAAGGGGATGGGGAACTGGATAGTAACTGTCCAATCTCCAGGGCCGATTACAAGCCGTGCGGTGCGGTGCCAGGTGGGTGCCACATCGCGGTCGAGTTGGGTTTGGAGGGAGCGGACTATCTGGGAAGTCAGCAGACCGGTGGTATCGACCAGTCCGATAGTGAGAGCAGGTTGGTGCGGTGGCCGAGCCATCAAAATCAGTGCAAGCAGGAGTTCCATGCTTCAGCGTGGCATGGAGATCCCAAGATAGCAATACCCCAAAATGAGGGTATAATCCCTCCAGGAGAATCTAAATGAAGCGAATCGTGATGTACCTGATGCTCGCGGGCTCCGCAGCGGCACAAAATACGCCTCCGGCGGCCAGTGGCGGGGGCGCGGCTGCCATCGCTTGCGTGGCCTCTC